ATCTTGCCATGTCCACGAAAAAACTGAAACTTTATTAAAGGAAAGTGGTTTTAAAGAATTTCCTTATGTAGTGCCTCGTTATTTAAAAACTTCATCCAATGAGATTTACGGAAGATCTCCAGCGATGAATGCGCTGCCTGATACGAAGATGTTGAATACCATGTCTAAAGTTTCAATTAAAGCAGCTCAAAAACAAATTGACCCGCCTTTAATGGTTCCCGATGATGGTTTTATTTTACCTATTAGAACTGTACCTGGTGGATTAAATTTTTATAGAGCTGGAACTAGAGAAAGAATTGAACCATTAAATATAGGATCTAATAATCCTATTGGTATTCAAATGGAAGAGCAAAGAAGAAAAGCAGTTAGAGAAAACTTTTTTGTCGATCAGTTAATGACTATCCAGGGACAAAACATGACCGCAACAGAGGTTATGCAGAGAACTGAAGAGAAGATGAGATTATTGGGTCCAGTTCTAGGTAGACTACAATCTGAATTGTTACAGCCTTTAATTACAAGAGGTTTCAATTTATTATTTAAGAATGGCAAGTTTCAGCAGCCGCCAGATATGCTAGGCAACCAGGATATTGAAATAGAATATGTGTCTCCATTAGCAAAAGCTCAAAAGACACAAGAGCTTTCATCTATTATGAGAGGCATAGAAATATTTGGTTCAATGCAAAATATTGCGCCAGTATTTGATTACATAGACATAGATGGTTTAGTTGGTCATGTTCAAGATGTTTTAGGATTGCCAGCTAAAATTATGAGATCAAAAGGGGAAGTTCAAGATATGAAAGAGCAAAAACAACAAGCCGAAATGGAGCAAATGCAATTACAACAAGCTCAGCAAGTCGCTGAAGCTGCGGGTAAAGTAGCACCAGCTCTCAAGGTGGCTAATGAATAAAGATGACTTAAAGCAATTAATTATTGCTTACAAACAAGTTTTTGAATCTGACCATGGTAAAAAAGTTATGGAAGATTTAGAAAAGAGATGCAGCTATCATAATACTACTCATGTTAAAGGAGATAGTCATGAAGGTGCATTTTTAGAAGGAACAAGATCAGTAGTCTTGTTTATTAAAAATATGCTTAACAAAAAAGGAGAATAAATATGTCAAGCGAAAATCAAGAGGTAGCAGCACCGGTTGAACAACCATCGGTACTGTCTGGAGACCCTAAAACAGAAACTCCAGAAACAAGCACAGATTGGAAAGTAAGTCTTTCCGATGATGTAAAAGCGGATAAATCTTTAGAAAATATTAAAGATATTAATGCGCTAGCCAAAAGTTATATCCATGCACAGAAAATGGTTGGATCGGATAAAATTCCAGTTCCAAACAAATATGCAACCGAAGATGATTGGAATGCCGTTTATGAAAAACTAGGCAGACCAAAAACTGCGGATGGATATAAGTTTGACTTACCACAAGATAAACAAGTGGATGAGGTATCATTAAAAGAATTTTCCAGCCAGGCGCATAAGTTAGGATTACTTCCTAACCAGGCTCAAGGTATGGTTAAATTTTATAATGAAATAACAGCTAAATCTTTACAAGATGCTGACAGCAAAGCTCTTGCTGCTAGAGAAACTAGCACTAAAGAACTTAAACAAGAGTGGGGTCAAGCATTCGATCAAAAAGTTTCACAAGCAGCAACATTAGCAAAATCAGTTGGTGCTACAGAACTTTTAGATACTAATTTAGCAGACGGAACCAAACTGGGAGATCATCCAGTTATGATTAAAGCATTTGCAGAATTAGCAAATAAAATGGGGGAAGATAGTATAGTTCAAGCATCTGGACCAACTTATCTGACACCAAACCAAATAGAAAAACAAATTGGAGAACTGACGCAGACGGATTCGGCTTATTGGGATAAAAACCATACAAATCATGAAGCAGCAGTTCAAGAAGTTTTAGCTTTACGAGAAAAGAAAAATCAAGTATAGCTGAAAATGATTAGGAAAATCGAAAGACCCTAGTTGACACTATGAAAGTATAGGATCCAGGAGATCTAAAATCGAGGAGCGACCCGTAAGGATAATCATCCGATTTAATATAAACATAAACAGACGGAGGAACTTATTATGAGTTCACAAATAACTACTTCTTTCGTTGAGCAGTATAGTTCAAATATAGCTATGCTTTCTCAACAAATGGGAAGTAAATTAAGATCTTCTGTTGATGTGGAAAAAGTTACTGGGAAAAACGCATTCTTCGATCAAGTCGGAGTTACAGCTGCTCAATTAAGAACGAGCAGACATGGCGATACACCTCAGATCGACACTCCACATAGTAGAAGACGATTGAGCTTAGCTGACTATGAATGGGCTGATCTTGTTGACGATGTTGACAAGGTTAGAATGCTTGTAGATCCAACTAGCTCATACGCAAGAGCGGCAGCGGCAGCTATGAACAGAGCAATGGATGATGTTATTATAACAGCGTTCAACGCATCTGCGAATACTGGTGTTGCTGGTGGTACATCTACGGCTTTACCTTCTGGACAAAAAACAGCTACATCAGATCAAAGTGATGGTTTGACGATTGCTAAACTTTTGGCTGCGAAGAAAATCCTAGATAATAACGATGTTGACCCTTCATTGAAGAGATACATTGTTTGCGGACCAGTACAGATCCAAGATCTATTAGGAACAACTCAAGTTACAAGTTCGGATTACAATGTAGTTCGTGCTTTGGCAACTGGAGCTATTAATTCCTACTTAGGTTTTGAGTTCATAATGTCAACAAGGCTAAACAAGGATGCAACTTATACAACTGACAGATTAGTTTTTGCATATACTGAAGATGCTATTAAATTAGGTATCGGAAAAGATATATCTGCGAAAATTTCTGAAAGAGCTGACAAGTCTTACTCAACTCAAGTGTACTACTCAATGGCACTTGGAGCAGTAAGAATGGAAGAAGAAAAAGTTGTTCAAATTCCTTGTCATGAAGCATAATTAATAAAATAGGAGAAAATCACAATGGGAACTAAAAACTCAGACTTAGTAGCAAATTTTGAAGCTACGCCACCAGTTCTTACAGATAGCAGCCTGTTACACGGAGTAGTTCGTGTAGCTCAAGGTACTATAGTTGTAGCAGCTGGCGATAGTGATGATGACGATATTGTTATGCTTGCACCTATACCAAGTAATGCAACTATTCCACAAATTTGGATCGGTTCAGATACACTTGGGGGTTCATGTACTTTCAATGTTGGGATTTATCAATCTAGCGGAACAGTAGTAGACGAAGATTACTTCGCAACTGCGGTAGCTGATGCTGGTGCAATGGCAGATGTAAGATTTGAAGCTGCTAACATCAATACAGCTGGTTCAGCACTATGGGAAATGGCTGGAGCGTCATCTGATCCTGGAGGTTTTTACTACATAGCAGCTACTATGGCTGCTGCGGGTGGAACTGAAGGCGATATGTCGTTCAACATTCAATATGTTTGCAACTAGATAAATAAAATTTTAGGCGGGGAAAGCGAGAGTGGAACCCGCCTAGGATGCTTTAAAAAAAAATTAATTTTTAGGAGACTAGATGGCTAGTGTAGTTCAAATATGTAATTCAGCATTAAATCAATTAGGAGCAAGTTCTATTACAGCTCTTACTGAAAATTCAAAAAATGCTAGAATATGCAACGAAAGATATGAAACAATTAGAGATGCGGTTTATAGATCTCATCCTTGGAACTGTTTAGTCAAAAGAGTTCAATTAGCGCAAGACAGCGATACTCCAGCTTGGGGTTTTAGTTATCAATATACCCTACCATCAGATTGCTTGCGTGTTTTACAAATCAAAGATTACAATTCAGATTACAAAATTGAAGGTAGAAAATTATTAATAGGCGAAAGCGCTGTTTATTTAATTTATCTAGCCATTGAAACGGATGTAAATCAATTAGATATTTTATTAAGAGAAACTATATCAGCAGCTCTAGCTCAAGATATTGCTTATGCCATAACTTCTAATTTACAAGTTACAAAACTTATGGCTGAAAAATACCAAGCTAAATTATCGGAGGCTAGACACACAGACGCTAGTGAAGGATATAATACAAATCCAGAGGTAGCACCAACAGACCAAATAATCACAGAAGATTTTATAACAAGTAGATACTAAATATGCCTAAACAACTTTTAAGCATACCCAGCTTTACGGCTGGGGAGCTTTCATCCTCTATGGAGGGTCGGACAGATTTTGCGAAGTATTTTAACGGAGCATCAAATATTGAGAATTTCGTTGTCATGCCACATGGTCCAGTAACAAGACGACCAGGCACATATTTTGTATCAGAAATTAAAACATCCGCTAATTCAACAAGATTAATTCCATTCACATTTTCAACTGAACAAACCTATGTCTTAGAGTTTGGTAATCAATATATAAGATTTTTTAAAGATAATGGTCAAATTACAGAAGGCGATAAAACTATTACTGCCATTACTAAAGCTAATCCAGCTGTAGTTACTTCAAGCTCCCATGGTTATTCTAACGGAGATTTTGTAAATATATCAGCTGTTGTTGGTATGACAGAAGTTAATGGTAAAACTTTTAAAGTTGCTGACAAAACTACTAACACTTTTGAACTGCAAGATGTAGATGGCACAGATATTAATTCATCTGCTTACACAACTTATGCTTCAGCGGGTACTGCTAAT